ATTGAAAATTTCTTGTACAAAGAACGATCCAGCATACTCTGTAGTTGAGAATCCTTCAACAAAGATAATTTCATTGACTTCAAAGTTGTTCTTACTGCTAGAAGCACAATAAACAAGATCAGTGTATGCCAAAGCACCACTAGGAATGACATCCTTATCGAGATTAGATGTCAAGGTAAACTTCTTAACACCAACCAGACCAGCAAATGTTGCAATCTTGTGGGTAGAATCAAATGTCAGTACGAGACCAACAGCGGCAGCATCAATCGTGTCACCCTTGATATAAACAGAATCTGCGTAGATCTCATCAATTTTAATGATGTAGTCAGTAGGACTAAACTCTTTCCAGGTTGCATATTGTGCAAGAGTGCCACCTGAATATGCAGTGTTATTGATGTCTACATCAAAAGAACCAGCAATTCTAGTGAATACCCAGTTAACAGAACCGTCAGAGACCGTACCTACGTTATGAGTAGGTGCAGTTGTTCCAGACGTACCAGTGCTAGATGCGGTGTAAATCTTACCATCGTTATAAACTTCATCACCAGTGGTGTATGGGTTGTTGTCACTCCACTGAGGAATTGTTGTTTCTACAGTAAAGACTTGTGCAATCGTATTTTCATCGTTTGCAGTAGACTTCAGTTTCTTCTGGGTATCAAAGTTACCAATGATCTTACCGATTTTTACGGAGTTAGTACCAACTTCAACGATGGTTCCATATGCGTTAACAACATCTTGACCGCCAATGGTTTGATATTGTTGCAGGATAGAACCCTTAGTAAACGTTGCAGGTTGATTAAACGTTACTGTCTTAACAGCATCGATGCTGGTGTACAGAGCGTCTCTCAGATAGAACTTGGGAATAACCTTGGTATCCAGAAGCAATTTCTTACCCAACGGAGTAGGAACAGTTGCAGTTCTAGTCTCATAAGTCTGCTCAATAGAAGAGAACGAGAAGAGACCCTCTACGTTATTGGATACAACATCACCGTAGTCAAGGATTTGGATACCAGCAGGTCCAAGTTCCCAATCAGCAGCAGTGAGAGTTTGTGACTGATAAGTAAAATCGTTGATTGTAGATGCAACGATAACCGACATACCTTGCTCAACAGTGTTGAGTGCATACGTACCAGTCTTAGTTTGCTCTCGATCGAGTTTGAAAGTAAACGCAGATACTTCCTTGTTGGAACCAGTTGCTTGTCCAGGAGTAAAGGTGTCGTCATACTTAACCACCTGAGAGATTGATACGTTATCAACCCAACCACCAAGAGAGGTTGTAACAACAGGTGAGGCAACACCCAGCATACGTACCTTCTCAAGGTTTGTATCGACAGTCGTACTTGTGATGCTGATTTCTTCGTTACCAGCAACATATACCTTATAAACGTAGTTACCAACACTAGGAGACGACTTGACGAAAGCAACGTGTACGAATCCTTGGTTATTAAACGCTGTCCACATAGAAGTGCTTGTGGAGTAGTACGTATTTGCACCCAACTCCAATACCAACTTACCAAAGTTGGGACTTGTGGAATCACCATCAACACTCAAAGTTGCATTGGTACCTGTGTTAGGAATAACTTGGAACAGGAGTGGTTTAGATGCTTGTGCATTGTATTGAGCGGTGCCAATAGCCATCCAAGCTTCGCAAGTCCAATCAGTTGCAATATCAGCAGATCCATAATCAAGTAGGAGCGTATTTGCAGCAGCAGTTGTTGATGCAGATTGTGCACCATACTTCCACTTGGAGTTGTCTAAAGTGGGAGCGGTACCCCAAGTGACTGTCAGATCATTGTTATAAGTCGAATCTGCACTATCGGTAGTCTCAAAATCGAGAATAGCAATTTCATTGGTTTCGATCTTGTTACCAACGATGATAGTGTCACCAGAGTTGTCATTTGTGATAGATGTTGGCTTAAATCCAATACCCTGATCTTGCTTAACATAAGCAGCAGTCAGTACGTTGTTGGTATTCCAAGAAACCTTGAAAATGACTGCACGGTGATCATTGTATGAATACTTGACATATGCACCGACATCAATGTTACCAAAAATATCGAACTTGCAACCAGTCGAGTGAATATCATCAAAAGTTGCACCAGTTGGAGCAAAAATCTTAGCAACTGAAGGAGTCTTGAGATCATCAGGACTAAACTTCATATAGAGAATACCGACTCTGTTACCACTAGAAACGTTGGTAGCAGTAGCAGTTACATATCTAGATCCATAATCATCCTGAGTCATCTTAGGATTGGTGAATCTATATGCAGCATTTCCAAATTGACGACTCCACTGAACCTCAATAGTTGCAGTATCGTAGTACGTTTCACCAATAATGATATTACCAACACCAGCAGGGTCACTTTCACCAACAAATACAGTTCTATCATTACCAATGTAATGAAGATCTGTCAGTTTCTCAGTACCAGTTGCAGAACAAATCTTACGCTTCTCCTTAACAGAACCATCCAGATTCAGCAAACCGATCCACATATCATCTGGACTCGGTGAGTTGGTGTCAGTAGTACCACCAACATAAATCTGACCATCTTCGTCAATAGTGACAGAAGAAATATAGTCACGACGAGTAGCACCAGAAATACCAGCAATCTCACGCTGCCACTGAATAACAGCGGTGGGGTTGTTCAGACCATCAAAACCAGAGGTGAACTTAGCAACAACCAAGTCTGGGTTGTGAGTCAGGTTGGTAGAGTTTGGAATAGTCTCACCAACTACGTAGATATTATGGGGAGTTGAGTTCTCAATGTAGATTCTATTGAAGATACACTTCTTATCACCTGTGGCAGGTGCCAGAGGCAGCATAGTACGTGTCCAAAGCAGTCTTCCATCACTGTTGAACTTAGCAATCAGACCACCAGAGTCACCACTTACATCATCAGCGTGACCAACAACATAGAATGTACGGTCATCTGCAATAGCAACATCAACAATCTTACAAACTCTATTTTCACCACTGCTGTTTTCTTTCAGAACTGAGAGAGCATATTGTGCTTTCTTAAATCTCTGAGGGTGTGAAACACGAATTTCTGGGGCTTCATTTTCGTCATATCCAGAACCAGAGTTGATGATATTGACTTTCTTAACAGCACCAGATTCTTCTCTCGTAATAGAGAGTGCAAAGTCCTGACCAGAACCACTAACAACCTGGTAAGTCGGAGGAATATCTTCAGAATAACCAAGACCTTCTTGAGAAACCGTTACTCGCTCTACACCAGAGACGACTTTAACTCTGTACGTCTTATTGGTTTGATCGATAATAGGAATACTATCAACGATAATTTCATCACCTGCTCTCAGATCGTGCTCACCAGTTGTAGTGATTTGACCGTAGGGGCGATCATCAATGATGGATGAGGTGTATCCAGTGATGTCAATACCTTTAACAGAATTGACCTTTGCAGATGCACCATAACCACCAGTACCTGTATTATCGAAGTACAGTTTGTCATTAACTTTATAGGATCTACCAGCATTCTCAACCACGAATCCGCTAATTTGAGCATCCTCAAATTTGGTAGTAGTATCGATCTCAATATCAACCTGTGATCTAGTAGAAACACGAGGGTAGTAATCAAAGAGTTGCAGCACAGGTTCTTCTGAGATCTGAATCATCGCATCGATTTCAGTCTGTTGAAGAACACCGTCTCTATTAGTATCTTCGATTTCAAAGATGAAAGTATCACCGAACTCAGTTACAAGAGTATCGGTATCTGCATTGGGTTGACGATCAATGTCAATATCAACATCTTGATATGGATCACGGAAACGAACAACATCACCAGGAATGTTTGTTTGTACTGCATCCTGTGAATAGTTCCACTTATCAGGTGTGGAATACAGTTGAGGTCCACAAACGTACGGGAAGACGGGAAGACCTGCTTCTGATGCATCAATAGCAACGAAATAAGCGTAAACACCTTCAGGGTATTCTGGTGTCTTACAATATCTACCATTATACTGGTCAAGATCACCTTGCTGGAAGACGTACTCATAGTCTTCAATAAATGAATCTGCTGCCTCAGCACTTAGCAGTGGACCGTCAGCACGGACAGGGTTAGGGTTGGTGTCTGCATCATACAGAAGAACTGGTTTGATTCTGTAAGACGATACAACTCTCTTGATACCAGAAGACTGGTCAGCAGCATCAATATAACCATATGGACCATAGATGGGGTTGCCATCATATGCCCAACCAATGATTGGAGAGTGTCTAAGACCTGTCTCAAGTTCTCTTAGATTGCCAGTTGCGGGATCACGGAAGACGTTATCACCGAGAACGTATCTAAGTTGCTTGGGATCTGAGAGGTGAGCATACTCACCACCGTACTGAGTGTTATAACCAGCGAACACATAACCACGGGAGGGATCGAAGAGACCATCCAATTCTGTCTGAAGGTTCTTAGTCCACTCAAATACATTTGCGTTGAACACAGCATTCTCACCAATCGCCTCAAGACGAATAGTGGTAGTACCAGTTGCATAACCAACACCACGGTTTTCAACGGTAACACCGAGAACTTTACCAGCGTCCTCACCAAATTGACCAATAATTGCTTTACCAACAGCACCATAACCTTCTCCGTTGATGACAACTCTTGGAGGAGAAGTATATCCGTTACCAGAAGCAATAATAGCGATGGATACGATACGACCATTAATGATGATTGGTTGGGCAACCGCACCTTCACCAGAGTTTAGTTTGATGTCGGGAGAAGATGTGTAACCAGAACCAGATGCAGTAATAGCAATACTTTGAATAGGACCACGTACTTCTGCTGTTGCAGTTGCACCCGTACCATTACCACCAGAGATAGACACTGTAGGAGAAGAGGTATATCCCTCACCAGGTGTCTCAACAAGAATCTTACTTACAACACCATTAGTAATAACTGCAGTTGCAGTAGCGCCGAAACCGCCGCCACCAACAATAGATACCAGAGGTTGTGTGGTGTATCCTGTACCACCATTGGTAACGTCAACAGAGAACAGAGAACCGTTAACTGTTACATCTGCAGTAGCACCAGATCCTTCACCACCTGTGATTTCAATGAGTGGTTTATTTGCAGCATCATAACCAGTACCAGCATTAGTAATATCAATACTGGTAACACCACCAAACTTAACTTTAGATTGTGACTTATAAGACCAAGCAGCAACACCGTTAACCCAAGCACCGATAGGACCAAACTGAATGTCTTCACGACGAGAAACGGTCTCAACCTTTAGGGGGAAACGAGACAGTTTACGCTGGTTACCAGGAAGAAGTGCAGATCCAATAAACGGACCAACCTTATAGTTGGGAATACCAGTTGTTGCAATATAAGCGTAATCGCTATTAAAGAATGTGTTCTGTACGTTAGTAGTATAATCTTCAATAGAAGCATTAATACTTTCTACATCAGACTTACCCTTGTTCAAGTCAACAGACATCAGGATATTACCCTGAGGTGCGTTAGGAGCAGGAGCAGCAATCTGATATGAGAAAATAGTGTCGCTAATACGTGAAGTGACAGCGAACGTACCATTAAAGATCGTTGGGTTTGCACCGTAGATAGTTACGGAGTCACCAACAAGCAAACCGTGATTATTTGTTGTATATACAGTTGCGGTTTGATTATTCAGACCACCAGGTTGGATTTCGTTAACCTGAATCAGTTTTTTGACGTTATACAGCCAAGAAGTGACCTTTTCATCTATAGAAGATGATCCAAGAGACGCAACATTCAGTTTATCTGTAGGCAGATAGTATGAACCAGTATCATTCAGGACAGTACCAGTTGCCTCAGCAATACCGAGAATACGCATCTTGACTTCGGTATCAAGACCACGGTTGATATAAACAAAGATGTCAGATTGAATTTCGGAACCAGCATCCCAATCTTCGACAACACCGTTCTTAGAACGAGTACACTCGATGAACTGGTTCAGGGATTTCTCTTTATATTGTACGTACTCTTCATCACCGAGGATGATTAAACCATTTCTTTCTGGCCAACCAATGGTAGAGTCAACAGTAATGATTGAATCTGTTTGGTTAACTGGTTCTACAAGAGTCGTCTTATAAGGAATTGTGAACTTACCCTCAAGAGTTTCTTCAGAAATAGAGAGTTCGTAGATAGTTCCTACACCAGTGTTGATCGCAATAACGTTTTCAACCAGGCAAGTTGCATTTTTAACGCTGGTATCAACAGCATCTGCATATTGGAACAGCTGCGAATCAATAATGTTGCGGGGATCACCGCTAATTAGTTCAACACGAAGAATTGTCTCAACGCTCCAAGTTGCGTCAGACGGTTTGATGAGTTCGTCTTTGGGATATGATACGTCAACATCTTCAGAGAACAGGATCTTGAAGAGATACTCTGTTGCAATCTTCGTACCTTTGGAGAGGTAGAAGTCTTTAATAGTCTTGATGATCTGCGGAGCATTGACTTTCTTGTAGTCAATCGGCGCATTAGGCAAGAATTGATTTACAAAACGCTCATATAAGGTACGTGCAAAGAGTGCATCGAGGTTTTCGATGACTGTACCTGCCTCGTGAGAGGATTGGATGCTATCAACTTCTTGTGTGAATACTTGGTTGCCTCTAATATCGTAGTTAGCAACACCAGATACACCGCGCTTACAATTCTTAAATTGCGAAGGTTTATAGTTTTCGCCGTGAGAATGCAGAGTAAAACCAGTAATTTCACCAAAACCAACATCACAAGACGCTGCAGCTGCCTTTGGTTCCGCAATGAAGACTGTAGGGGGTTCAGTTTCGGAATATCCATCACCAAAACTGGTAATATTGATGTCGGTGATCTCTCCATTGAAGATTGTTGCTACAGCGGTAGCACCAGTGCCGCCAATGGGATTGCCAGACAGATCTTTGCGATTATCGACGATATACACAGAAGGAGCGTCTGTATAACCAGATCCGCCCGTCAAAAGTTCAATATCCGTCAATTTACCGCCAGTTACGGAAACATCGAGGATCTGTGCACCAATGGGATCAATAATTCTGCATCTAGGCGCAGAAGTGTAACCTCTACCGCCAGAAATGATTGTAACTCCGTTAACTCTGCCCTGATCGTCTAAAGTTGTTACGGCAGAAGCGGAAATTGGGTTTACAGCGTCTTCAGTTGGAGGATCGATGTAAACTGCAGGAGGAGTTGCATAATTAAGTCCTGCTTCGACAACAGTGATAGAACCAGGTACGATGGACCCATCAGCGTCAATCTGAGAGTCGGAAATCTTTGCTCCACCAGGATTTACGAATGAAATCGAAGGAATGGAGTCGTATCCAGAACCAGAAGACTGTACGTTAATTGCAGTGACTTGACCACTAGCATCATCGACAGTTACAGTTGCTTTTGCGGGGATACCAGAGGGATCTGCAGGTTCATCAAAGATAATGATGGGTGGGTTTGCTGCAGTGTAACCTTGACCACCATCAATCAGGGTAATATCTTTAATACCATTAACAAGTGCCTCAGCAGTGGCATTTTCGCCAGTAGTGTCTGCAGGAGTTAGGATTGTGGTCTTAGGAGTAAAATTAATGCGGTATCCACTACCACCATTTTTTACAATGATGTCTTTGAGTTGACCGTTCTCAATTTTACTGATTGCACTAGCTGCTTTACCAAATTCTGGAGCAATTAGTTCTACAGCACGTACTGACAGAACAGTACCAAGAGAAAGTGCTTGTTTGAGGATAATCTTATCCTCGTAGATGGTATAGTCACTAAATGGTGTTTTTACAACACCATCAACTGCTACCAAGCAAGAAATGGTAGACAGGGGAATATAAGGTGCACCACCAAGGGTGAGAGAATATACTTTTTGATCTTGATTATCAACTGCAACAGTTAGGTGGTCCAGTTTACGAACTGGCACACTGGTATAACCAATAAGGTACTCAATACTGGTAACAGCAGTAGAGCCCTGAATAATTACGGGAGGAGTTTGGAAACGAATGTTAGATCCATCAAGGAAATAGTCTACATCTGGTTCCAGTTGAATTCCATTGACAATAACGCGCAGATACTCGGCAGCAGAGGGCGTTACAGGAGTTCCGAGAAGTTTTAGAGGGAAAGACGTACGACTTCCGTCAAACAACAACTTGATACTCTCAAGTTCTTGGATCTTCTTGTTAAATTCGGCAAGATTGACTCCAGGAGTGAAAACAACCTCTGGAGACTTAGAAATCTCTTCATAGTAGATGATTTCATTGTCAATCTTGATCGTACCGTCTCTTTCGAGAAAATAATCGATGTTTTCTACATCGATATTAATATCGGAAGGTCCAACACGGTTCAGAACGATAGATTCCGACCCAATAAAGTTCGGATCATACTCACCCGAACTAATATCGGTGTACGATAAGATATTATTGAGAATATCGTAAGGTTTTCCAGATTTCTCCTGAGATCTGTAGTATTCTACAATCAGATCAACAAAAGCTTGATCCTCTTCCTTGATAAAGGCAGGAATCTGGTCCTTTACTCTCTGGGATACCTTAATTGACTTCATTCTTCGTTTTCTGCCGTCTAATTAGAAGCAAGCGTCGAATTCTGGGAACTCAAACACTGTCGTCGGATAATCAATGATATTTATCGAGGTTCCGTCGAAGTTAATTGGCGTAAAGTCGAACGGATCGAAGTTGGGAACTACTGTTCCATCAATGGTGTAGTCAATCGTGATGACTTGTGGGTTAAAGATCGTAGGATCAACACCTGTACCGATATTTACGTTTCCAGACGCAATCAAAGCGGTAATAGGAATGCGATTTGTGCCATCAGGAGTAGTTTGGACGTTAATAGGTCCAAGACAAACTTCACCAGTCTTATAATTGACTGTTCCGACTCCTTTTTTAAGGATAACTTCTTTCTCGTCGAGTTTCGAGACCATAATCAGTTCGCCACGACCATCATCACGTACATTTACGGGCAAAAGTGCCGATGTATCGTTATCGATGAACGTACTGGTGCTCAAAACCGAGTTTGTAGTCAACTGTTGTGACTGAACTGCCAATTCGAGAAGATTTTCGGTGTATCCAGTCGAATAGAACGTACCAGACTTGACAGATGAGAACTTAGGATCACAAGTTTGACCTCCACCAGCGCCAGTACCAGTATTACCACCAGAAATGTCGCTAGGATTAACAATTTCGTTGTTAAAATCAACACATTGGGTAAACGTACTACCAAACGGGAACCCTTCGACGTTCAAACCGAGGGTCATTGAGGTCTGGTTACCAACAATCGCGTTATTTGAGTTATCTACCATCGACTGGAAGGCAGATGTGTCGATTCTGCCGTTAAATCTGTTGGCAGAACCCTGAGTATTGTATTGATCGATAGCAGACAACACGGTTGTCGCCATTTCATTGTTAGAAAGGTTGGTTCTAGTGCCATCGAAGAAGACATACGTCTTCGGGCGGATGTATAGAGTAGTAGGATCGATGATGACTGGTTCGATTGCCGCCATCGAATACTTCAGAAGGTCATTCTTGATGCGCTTCTTAGTTGTTTCGTTCAGTGCTGCACCACTCTTGGTCTTGACAGCAACAAATACCTTGCCATAGATCGGAGGAGCAAGTCTTTCACCACCATAAGCAGTGACGGACTTTGCCATCGGATATACCATCTTGGTGATATACTCATAGTCCGACTCAGTAACCGCTCTATTCTGCGCTGAGAATGCCCTAGGAGCGTTATATTTGATGCTAACGATGTCTTCCCCTGTCTCACCGTCTTGAGAGGCGTCTACGGTCGTTACAGAGATGTTAGAGGAGGGTATGATACGACCAGTGTTATCAATAGCACGACCGATGAAAGTAAACTTCTTGCATCCGTTAGCAATGGGACCATCTGTACGTACATACTTGAATCTGATGATCTCACCAGCAATCAATTCTCTACCGATGATGCCATCACCAAAGACGACTTTGTATCTCAGGTCATCAGTCTCTTCGAGAAAATAACCACGAGTAGTACCATCAACCCCAACAATATCTGTAATGCGATTATATGTGTCAATTTCTTCTGACTGAGCGTTGGGAGAAATACTAACGTACAGAAGGTCAGTATCCACATTGTCAACGGGAATATCATAAGCACGCTTCTTGACATCCTCAACGGTGTACTTGTACGTTAACAAGTTTCCTTGATAAACGACAGTTTTATTAAATTCTGCAATGCCAGTAGTCTGATCTACAGCAACCGTCAGATCTTGAGGCAGAGTGAACAGATAAGACTCACCATCCACGGAAGATACGAAAGTATCACCCTGTGGCAAGGTTACTGTTGAGGGGAAAGTTGTGCTGCTACCAATATATTGCGTCTGTACAGCGAAATGCAAACACGCTTTTGACGCTTTGATGGATCTTGGTGTATAATTAAGTTGCTTCGCAATCTTAACAACGTTGTCTCTAATCGTTGCAGATTCAAGGAACGCCTCATTCATCGCCATATTAGCGTTGAACGCAGCATAGTAAGTGTTATATGCCAGTACGTCTAACAGATACGACGCAGCAGAACCCTCAAAATCGTAATCAGTAAACTCAGTTCTGGTTCTCAGATACGATCTGATAGATTCTTTGATCTCTGTAAAGTCCAGAGATGTTAAATTTGAAGGGATTGCTGCCATCTGTTAGGTTCTCTCTAGGAGGAAGTCAACTGTTTGTACTAAAGTCTCACCAACAATAGTGTAGTCTACCTCTATATCTAGGGTATTATCATCATCTCCAGGAGTGATACGTACATCATTCAGTACGACTCTTGGTTCAAATCTTGCTACTACGTTCTTGATCTCTTCTTTCAGATCTTCTCCCAAAAAGACATCATAGGGTTCAAATAGCATTTCTCTCAAACGAGACCCTGTATTGGGTTGAAAGGGTCTCTCGTACATACCCGTAGAGACTAAGTTACGGATAGACTGTTTAATAGCATTCTCATTTTTTACAACAGAAAAATCTTCAGTATTGGGATTTGCTTTGAATCCAATACTGAAGTCCTTAAATGCTCTGCTGAGCGTTCTATCTGCTCTAAATTTGTATGCCATTAAGTGTCAAAGCGTTCGACGTAATCATCGAAACCACCTTCACCACCACATTGTCTAGATAAACGATCCGTAGGGGGATCGTTGGGTTTCTTTCGGTTCAAGTATTTATCAGCGCGGGGGTCGGTTATTAGAACCATCCCGCTTTTGATGAAATCTTGACTTTGATCAGGGATAGGACTGTTTGCCATTGTGCTCTGTATCTTAGGACAGAACTTTTATAGCGGTTACTATCGCTGCTTAGTATTTATCGCTTACCCTGACCCCTGTAACGCTTACGTGCCTTATTACGGGAACTTGAAGCGTACTTGGTATGCTGACCGTCACCTTGACGAGTTTTCTTGGGAACCGATTCAATCAGCTTCTGACCAGAGAGACCAACTTTTGCGCGTGCCATAGAATTGTGTGTAGGACTCGCAAATTATAGCACGATTATGCAGAGAGGACAGTAGGAGAACCATAAGCAACCACTGACTTGCAGGGCCAAGAGAGGAATGGTTTACCAATACCAAGAGGGTCTAGCATTCTACCAATAGGTCTCTTCAGAGCGTACACTGTAAGCGTTGTTGCTTCACACATACGGAAGTGACCAACACCACCCATATCTTCCACTGTGAGCATACCGCAAGTAGTGGGTGTTGGGATAATACACATTGCCTTACCACAAGGGCACAGGTAATTAATGATGTTTGCCGTGGTTGATGTATGTGGTGTAAACACGTCACCAAACAACATAATGGGCAAACCGTTGACTAGCACAGTTGCCCTAAGAGGATTGACCGCTTCAAGTGGAATTAGCGGTTGAGGTGCCCACCAACAAGTAAGGTCCTTAACAACGATGCCAAAGGGGATAGGAGGCGTGCCACAGGGTTGTTGATTGTGGATAGATGCGGGTACGGGTAGTCCGTGTCCAGAACACGGAAGACCGTTAAGAGACGCAACTGGTTTTAGAATTCCTAATGCCATCAGTCAAACGTAATATCGCACTCATCAAAGTACGGGTTACCATAGTTATTTAACGTTTCATCCAGCAAACGCGCAGATCCTGTTGAGTAGTTTCTCCAAAGCATACTACCCTCGTACGGTCCCATCTCAATACGGTTGTCGGAATTGATACGCTTGGGGTCAATAGCGATAGCAGCGTGCTGTACCTCATTCAACGCAAGGCATCCTTGGAATGGTGGATTGGAGCAAAGGTCGTTTGCGGTAATTGGACTACCATCACATTCATATCCAGAGTTTACAGTCAACACGCCATCTGTAACAAAGTTGTGCCAGTTGTCATTACTGAACTTACCACCGCTACAACTGTTCAATGTGACACTGTTATACGTACCCCAACCAACTCCACCTGTAGAATTACCTGTGTTTGTCTGTGATGTATTGCCCTCCTCATCCGTGGTCTCGGTGTACTCATATGAGGTCCAGGTAAACGGGGAGAACGTACTGTAGTTGCCTGCTCCGATCCAAGTTTCTAACTGATCAAGCTCTGTCATACCCTGATTAAGACCATAGTCAAAGGTATTCTCGTCACCACCAAGAGGAACGAACGCATATTGACCGCTAGAAGTCTCATAGCAGCGCCCTTTAGCGTCACCATTAGTGCAAGGATGCGTTTTTTCATCTCCAGAACCACCAGATTTAGGTACTTTGCGCGGTCTAGTGAGTTGTGGACGCCCCAAAGACTTCAACCAGTTCATAAAACGGGTGTTTACAGCTTCACCTGCGCCACTTACATCACCGTCTACCTGAATACTTACCTTCACTTTCGCAAGATCTAGTTTAGAAGCGCAGTATTTGTACGGCATCCACCCATAAAGCAGTTCATTACCCTCCGAATCGAAGGATTGATACGGACAGGGGATGTCAAAAAAGCGTCGAACACCATAAAGATTGCTCTGAGCAACCTCAATACACCCTCCAGGGAAGACTCCTGCCATACCATTAGACAGTTTTTCCTCGATCTGGTCCGCGTACGGTCTAGAACGTGAAAAGAAATCACCAAGCATACCGTTGTTGGCGTTAAAGTCGCCATTCAAACCGCGTAAATTGCTAAAGAGTGCCTGTTCATCGTAGTATTGCGCCCAATCTGACCACCCTTTACCAGAATCTGGTTGGAAACATAGACCAGGAACAATCTTATCGCAGAACTTTTGCTTCTCTTCTGCATTGACATCGCCCATTTTAATGTATCCACGCGGATATGCAGTGGTCTTCTCACTGTTAAACAACTGCGAGTTCTCTAGAATGATGTCTCTATCCTGTTGAATCGCCGCATTTGCAGTCGCATCATTGTTTCCGAACTGACTCAGAGAGCGTTGGATCTCCACTTCATAGGGATTCATACCCTCAGCAACGTACTTATCCTTCCTAATACCCTGCTCACGGTCTACCACAACCACCTTGGGGCGGGTACCAGGAGAGTATCCACGACCTTTATTGGTAATAATTACATCAACGATGGATCCATTATCATCCAGAACCGCTTTGAACTCTGCTGCTTCGAGTGTTCCGTTAACATCAGACTCAGTAACGAAGGATTTGTTGCTAATTCTGGATGCAGACCTACGTGCTTTCTTGTCAAAGCGTTTGAAATCCGTCTCATCCTCTACATCTATCTGTACTTTTGTCGAAAAATCATCCTCAAAGAACTCATCTACGTTAGATCCCGAGTCAGCGAATCCCTGTTCGCGCAATACCTCAGGGAATTCACAGGAAAGTTGCGGATTTACGTAGTCTTTTCCCGCATTAATGATCTTAACGCTTTGAACCCTACCCTTTTTATCAATTTTTGCTTGTAATACCGCTTCATCTATCGTACGTTGCGGGATCAAAGCGTTCTTATCGATCTCTACACGCATATAGGAGACCTGTTTAGGGAACTCAAACACTCCCCAGAACGCTCCTTTGTTAGCAATTCCGTATCCTGCCAGTACAGTGATGCCACCATTGTTGGCAGAAGTGAATTGTTGACCATATGTGAACGTACTTCCTTGCCCTTCTTGTTGCAAAGAAGACAATTCCATATATCCACAGTTCATCTCATCACCAAAATAGCGGCAAGCAGTGATCATCCAACCATTAATACGCTCACCAACCTTAAAGAAACCACTGCTAGTGGTGTATCTAAAGAAGATACGGTGGTCATCTGTACCTGCTGTCCAGAAAGATTCGTTTGCACCTGGTGTTAGATCAGGAGCATCAACAAACAATGTGGTCTTTTTAGTTACCCAAGCATCCTGACGGATCACATAGTTATAGTTGTGGTACGTCAGAGTGGGTTGTGGTGGTGGACTACCACTTCTGTACGAAGTAGGAAGACACGGTGCATTGGTCTCAAAAAAGTTGATACCATAGATCGGTCCATTCCAGGGGTACGTTGTGTCGTACAGGTAGAATACAAACTGACCTTCAAAGGCATCGTGAAAGTTGATTGAGCGGGGCACTGCTGCCTTCACAGCGCCGTTCTTTCCATAAAACCACTCAAAGTATGCATCAGTGTCTAATAGGTCAACACTATTGCCCCAACCACGAGAAGATGTAGCAGGTACACCATCTTTATCCTTTAGGTAATCTATAAGGGTATATGGTGTACCGTACGCTCTTCTATTACCATAGCTATCATTAGGTGATACCCAGTCATACCAACTTGATCTATCAACTAGACCAGTGCACTGTGGACCACCAATCTCCTCATACCGTGCAACCGCCCTAGGACCTGGTGTAAGAGTTACGTACCCAATGATACCTTGATACCGATACTCTTCACCTCTTGGGTCATTACAATCTGGTACACCAGATACACCAGTCTCCAGGTTGTTTTCGACTACAGGATTGACCGTATAGAAGTCGTTAGGACCCCTTTTACTGTCTCCAGGGTGTCTATAGTGGTAAAGGGGTCTTATCGCCTCTCCAGTGACCAGCAAACCGCTGCTGTTGGCAGCTGATTCACTGGTCCAGATATACCCCAGATTCTCTCCACCACCATTACCAGTCTCTAGTTTGTGATTCTCCTCACTACTATTGTACACAGAGCGAAGACGTACTGTACCACTTACTGAATCTCTCAGTGTAGTGAAGTACCTTGCGCCTCTCTGACGAGGTTCTCTATTGTATGACCTATGCTTATGTTCGTCTTCCTTGACTTCCTTGTTCTTACTATACAGGTGGTTCCTCAACTTACCTGAATAGAACCTAAAAATAGTTCTTCTTTCACTGGCGCAGAATGCTACGCAAGTCTCTTGTCTCTCGCCAATATAAAACACCTCATCCTTTCCAAACTTATACCCACCAGGACCATTGTCCTCGTACGTTATCTGGTAACCGTTTGGAACGTTAGCAGCATCTGCTTCTGCACCCGACCAAGTTTTATTATAATCTTCGGAGTCAACGGGGTTCTCATAAGAGCGCCCCGTCTCCTGTACGTAAATTGCCACTAATCACTAGAGAGTTTCTCTTCGATTTTATTTAGTCGCTCAAACAGATTATCAAACAGTTTTGTCAGGTTACTGTAGTCAGTATCACCAGGGATTTTATACTGAATCATATCAGCACCGCGTGATAGCAGTTGTTCCATTCTACCAACGCGCTGTGCAAGATTCGTACAAGTCTTGGCAATCATTTCAAATCGCCACTCGTTTTCTTCTTCTTTATTAGCAAAGTTGGGGATCTCTAGATCCTGTGGGATTTCAAAGTCTTCAGACATTAAAAGTAATTGATGTTAAGGACAACACGGTACTTCTCGTTAGTAGTAGACGTACCGCTATGAGGGGTGTTCACAGGGAATTTTACCAGACGGTTGGCAACAGAGTCAACCCTTCCATTATGGAACTTGGTATAACCATTATTACTATTAAGATAAAGGATAGCAGTCGTTGCTCCTTCAAACTCTTCACTACCATACTCACCACAATCAGTATGGAATGCATACTCTTGTAGACTATCCGTATGGTGATTCAGGTTTGCCTTAATACGGATGAGCGCACGCGGTTTTAACAGGTTGATAATAGGCAATACGTACTCATACATCTGACTCAATGGTTGACCATTACCATACAGGTAATTAACCATTTGCCAGTTGTAGATCTCTGCTGCTTGTAGTTCAGGATCAAACATCCGTGCTACGTGCATTACCTTTGCTTTATTCACAAACCAGGGAAAATCCTGACCCGTGAATACTTCCGATATACGTTCAAACTCCTCAGGAGGTAAGAAGTTATCGATGATTTCTAAGTTTGCCAATGGATCCATAATCTTTAGAATAGTTACGACGCTCGCGGGGGCGCGGTTTTTGAGGCTAGTCAATAAAACTCGATGCATTCAGTTTGGTTTGGATACTTCGCCATAGGGTCTGTACCTTGACGAGTTCTTTGCCGCCCTGAACATCTGCTTTGTATATGAGACACCACTGTGCTGAGTTACACAGTAGTTTGCGTTCCGCATCAGTGAGTGTGATAGTCCACTCAGTCGGTTTCTCTGTAGGGTCCATAGAGGTTAACACGTTGTGCGATTTTCTGCAAGATTGCATCGCACTCATCATAGCGATCTTTTTTGAATGGTCCAACCGTATTCGATTGATAGTAACGAACTGCATTATATACAGTTTTAAGTTCGTCAGTGGTGAGAAGTTTACTCATTAATTTTACGAAGGATTACACAGTCATCTTGGACATCATACTCTAGTGTGTCGCCATAGTCCCATCCTGCTTCATCTAACAGAGTGTCTGGTAAAGTAATAAACAGATCTCCGTGTTCATCCTCCTCCACTGGAAGAATGTATCTTTGTGACATTAGACTTTACGAAGTACGTATCGTATATGTGGTATATAGGGTTTTACGTACTCTAGTCGTGAAACGTCGTGTGCCTTGTGATGTAGTAGGATACCATCCCCTAGGTACATTGCAGCGTGCTTCAGACGCCCTCTAGCGGTCTTGATGTGTGGTTCAGTAAGATCGAACGACATTACCAATACATCGTTTTTTTCTAATTCTTCTGTGTTAATATCAACGTCTCCCTCTTCTGATTCCTGGACAGCTTCCCATCCTTCCATCACCCAGAGGTCTTTGATAAAGTCACGTACAGTTAGAGAGTAGTCTTCACGACACTCGTGTAGTCCTGTCTTCTTGCCGTAATCGAAGAGTAGACTAAAACACCCACCACCTCTCTGACCACCCCAAGGGCGACCTAGAAACTCTTCATACTCCTCCGAGTATTCTTGCATCAACCTATCTGCCATAATTTTTCTCCGAGAATTTTTTTGTATATGGGGGGACCCAAAGTGCGATTTCGATAATATATGCTCCCCTATACTGTTGTAGGTTAGCAGAGGGGACCCTTTTTAATATGTCGAAATGTCAACAATCGTCCCCAACATTCACAGAGTAGCAGAGCCCTTCGGTCACATAATAATCGATGAGTTGTTTATACTCAGTGTACCACGGTTCTTGTTCAGTGTCAACCAAATATTGCACCCACTCGATGATCTCTTGAGGGGGCAGATTACCCTCCTCATAGAGTTCAGCGAAGAACGAATACTTCTTCACGATTGTGTAGTGTAATCGAGGTCAATATCCCCATAGGATTGATCATCAAACTCTAGGTCCTCAAATATATCTTCCGAGGTATCTTCGAGCATTTGATCAATCCAATCGTCTGCTGTAGTTAGTGACATCAACTCCTCTTCGTTCATTGTCAATAATCCTCCGAGTCTATTTGATAGTTTTTCCCTTGACGGTTCTTGTTAGTTTGTGTGTCATCGAGAGTATCACTGTACGTGTCGCTCGATTTCTTTCTACTACCGTAAGCACGTTTCTCTCTCAAACTCTTAGGACGGTTTGATCTATAAACGTCATTCCGTTTGTATGTACGACCCATTGAAATGTGTTGGATAGGTGTTCTTCAGTGGACAACGGTAATATAGAAGATTTTTCAGAATTTGTCAAAGGTGGTGTCAGAAACTGTTTCGTCCCTATGTGTTGACAAACCCTCGGTCGTGTGCTAACGTCCTTAGGTTGCAACATCTCAGAGGTTTCTAACACTTTATTCCACAGTTTAGATATACTTTTCCACAAGGATGTGGAGAGAGATAAAATACCTAACTATGTTTTTTTAACCATTTATTTATTACGGATTAAACCACCGTAAGTTAGAGAAATGGTCATTAAGTTTGTCTCCATCGATGTGTCTAACCTGTTGGTAATACTGGTCATTAGTTGATATAAACGCCTCCGCACATAGACGCGCAATTCTTCTTACTACAGTCTTACCATTTTGTCTGAGAGTAACACGTCTGTATCCATTTTCATTCAAATGTGTGTTTAACTCTCTCCACTTGCCATACTTTGTGGAAAACACATTGCCGTGTTCGTTGATAAAGTATTCTTCGTAATTAGGGATGGGTTTGTATAACGTACCGTCTTGATCTTTGTACGTTGTTTCATCTACTTTGGTGAATGAGTAAATCATATTAAAAGGGTGCAATGTTGAAGGATAATGCAATTCTATTGCCGTGACCATTGTTCTCATATCCGTGTTGGATATTAGGGGGATGGATGATAACATCTCCTTCATTATGTGGGATCTCTGCTTCTAGTTGGTTGAAGGCATTTTGTCCAGTATAGTTCATCTGAAGCACAGGATAATGGGGCGAACCGATATAACGGCGAAACTTCATTATGCTATGCTTTTGAATATCGAAGTTGATGTAATATGTGCCACTGTAGATAACATTGCTGTGTTCGTGTGGTGCATACATTCCCCCTTCATTTGTCAATTCAATGTATGAATCAACAATGGAGATTTTATCGAGAGCATAATTGTAAGATGACTTATTTGCCTTGTGTACAGCATCAATAATCATCTCTTTAATTGGTGCGAGTTGTGGCATCTCTAGTACGTTATCTGGACCGAGTTGAGTAATACCACGGGAGATATATGGGCGCGGTTCGTTCTTCACTTGCTGGAGTCCTTGAATATACTCCATCAGGATAGTTTTGTGTTCGATATGATCTTTGTTGATATATCTTGCTACGGGAGTCATAAACAACCCGTACGCAGTTGCGTCAGAAATGTTTTCAAAACCGTCTGAAAGATTGGTCTCCATAGTGTTAGTTAAGGACAATAAAAAAGGAGGGGTTTCATACCCTCCATTATGTATCATTTTGCCTGTTTTGTCAAATGTTTGTCAGAGGGTTGGTTATTAACAAACTTGAGACGGATAGGGCGAGAATTGATACGAATAGCGTTTGCAGTACGTTGTTCACGAGACATTTCAAAGTTGATCGAGTTGGCGTTGAATAGTGGCGTTGCGCTCATTGATAACATCGGACAAAGTTGAGTCCATTAGTTGAATACCAAGGTTTGCACCGAGGATAACAAAGAGAGCAACAAAGAAGATACGCATTTGTGTTAGTGAAGAAAGTGAACTTAGGTTATCAGGCGAAGATGTAACCGTTGTCAAATTCTTCAGTCACAAACACTTTTTCAGTGCCATTTTGTCCAACAAACTTACGAACAAACCACTTGAAATTCTTCTGGAAAACACCTTCGCCAGCAATGCAAAATTCATCACAAAGTGCATTAAGGCGAGATTTTGTGGTGTTGGATTGCCAACCGCCATCAAAAATGGTCATCGAAGTGTCATCAATCTCAGCGATTTTGTTGCCGTGGAGACGTACAACAGAGACACCAGTCTCAGCGTCAAAGTGAACAGAAGTGTTGGCAGATTGCCAGTCGATGTTCTTCTGAACAGCGGCACACATTTGAGATTCGATCTTACGCATTTTGTGGTTGAAAGTGAAGTGAATTGGTGTCGGTTGGTTGGTTTCCCTCCCTCCCGATGTCTTTATTATAGGGCACCAGGAGCGCCTGTAAGGGGGTTCAGTGCCACTTTATGGACTGGCACACCCTAGAGGCGTTAATTGTAACTTTTGAGCATATAATGATAGTCAATATCTAACACAGGAAAACCGATCGCAGTTGTTATTTCTTCCACCAAATCTTCGCTGTCTGCTGCTTCCCAAACCGTGCACAATACTTCGTCAATAATATCTTGCTGCATTTGTGGTGATGCTTCAAAGTCATCATCTTTGAAGTCGATGTTAATTGCTTCAACGCGGAAAGTGTTCATAATAGTGCGGAAAATTGGTGTACGTTGCGCGGTATCAACCGCCAAACATTTCATCGAAGAGGTTAGGCATCTCCTGCATTTCTGCGTGGCGATCGAGTTCATCACGCATTGCAATCAGTGATGCTTGCTTAGCACGAAGTTTGTCAATTTCTACGTTCAAGTAGTGCAATTTGTTGTTAATTTGACAGCGGTCAAGACCACCGACGGTGGGCATATCGTAGACAGTGTTATTGATTTTGCGTGGTTGGCGTTGAACGGTCATTGAGGTGTGTTCCTTTGACTCTTATAGAAT